AACCTACTGAAGGAGATCCTAGTAGAGAAACTCCTTATGAGTGGAGACCGGGTAAGATATTTATTCCTAGAGATTTTCCTGATTTACAACATCACATGAGTAATTTTGCTGAATATATGGCTGATGTATACTCTGACAAAGTAGTCGAAGCTATTAATAAACAAAAATTCTCCAATAGATGGAAACCTTTGTCCGTACCTTATTTAGAATACAAGAAAAAGAAGAATTTATCAACTAAGATATGGGAAAGAACTGGACTTTTGAAGGAGTCAATAACTTATTGGCATCATCGTTCAATGTGGGTTGTAGGTGTGGATAAGAATTTAAGATATCCTGGCACAAATATACATGTTTATCGTGTTGTTAGATACATGGAATACGGTACAGATAAAATACCTGCTAGATCTTTATTCCGTCCTGTACAAAGACTTTTATCAAAAGATATTAGAAGATACTGGGAGAAGTATATGGATAAGAATAATCTGAATTAGGAGGGATAAATTTGTCAGTTTTCTACTACGATGATGCTTTATTATATAAGTTTAGAGAAGTTTTCAGCAATACAGTTTTATCTCCTACGGATCGAGCTTTTCAGAGGTCATCTGAACTCCCTCCTAATAAAGGTGAAGTGAATTTTCCTTTAATATCCATTTATAGAGAAAATTATACAATTCAGATGCAGGACTTTAACTGGCATGGTAGGCATAGAGGACAGATGGTTAAATACGATAATTATGCTAGAAAAGTAAAAATGGAGAAGAATATTCCACTTAGGATTGATTATCAAATTGACATATGGGGTAAAGAACAGAGAAAAACAGATAAGTTACTAGAAGAAATCTTATTCTGGATAACAGACTTCCCTAATGTAGAAATAATCGCTCCAGTTATGGAAATTCATCCTACTCCTGATGATCTATCATCAGATATTTATTACTTGCATGATCAGTTACCTAGCGAAGATACTCAGTATCTCGAGGATGAGTCAGAATATGAAGGTCAATTTAAAGATTATTCAGCTTATTCTTATTATAAATATTTAAATGTAATTACCATAGAGGATGAAATAGCATATAGAGATGATGTACCTGAGTGTATAGGAGTCGAAGAAGAAGAGTGGCAAAATTGTATCGATTATATAAAAGAAGAAATAATTGATACTAATAATTACCAGGAGGTGGTGGATTGGGAAGAATTATCCGAGGAGCTAGGCCATGAGAAAGTTCCACTTTACAGATTTACAATTGTTATTGACCAGGATTTACAGGATAATTCGGATATATTGTCATTTGAGGAAATAGGAAGGATATACCGATTGACTTTTCCTTTTTACGTGACTAAGGCGAGATTAATGCAAACTGAGAAATTATATACTGTATTAACAGTCGAGGATTTAGAGAAGATGGAGCAAAAACTTTCCTAGAGAGGTGAGATTTAGTGTTTACGATAAGGAATAGAAAGAGGCAAAAATTTATAATTGATGTTATTAAGGATGGTGAGTTATTACCTGTACAATTATTGTCCAAAAAGAAAATAAAGTCGGAGGCTCGTACTAAAATGATCGACAAATTTGAGAAGGACGGGATGATAGTTGTTACAGAGGATGATCCAGGGTAACTTGACTACACGTAATACTACTAATAATACTACAAAACAGGAAGTAAATAAAGAAGAGGATGATTCTAAGGAATCAGAAGTAGAAGAAGTCGTTGAAGAAGAAGAAGAAGAGGTAGTAGAAGAAGACTCTAATAAAGTTGAAAACTTAGAAAATGATGAAGATGAGGAAGAGGTAGTAGGAGTTACTTCTTACGAAAATTATTTAGAAAAAGTAGAAGAAGAATTAGAAGGATTTGAAGCAGAAGAATTGCAGAATTTAGTTCAAGAATATAGTATAACAACTCATGGAGCTACAAGAAAAGATACTTTAATTGATAAAATAATGGAAGAAGTTAACAAGTTACCACCTGATTTCTTGGAATAATACTAATTATATATTTAATATTTAAACTTTTGAAAGAAAGAAAATTTATGGAGGTGTCTTAATAAATGATAATGTTGTCTCCGGGTGTTGAAACCCGTGAACTTGATTATTCGATGTACATCAGGCAGATAAGTACCGCAGTTCTTGCGTTAGTAGGAGGTGCGACTAAAGGTCCGGTAAATGAACCTCAACTGATAACTTCTCCAGAAGGATTTGTAAGAAAGTTCGGTGAGCCTGTTAGAGATGTTTATGCAGGATATGCTGCACTTAGATTTCTTTCTGAAGGTAATAGAATGTGGTACACAAGAGTCGTTGATGGAAATGAAGCTAAGGCAGATACTGATATAGATGATGAGACTCCTAAAGCTGCAATCCTGGTAGGTGACCCTGTAGAGAATATTGGAGATATTGAAGATTTGGATTCTATTGAAATAGACTACACAGATGGGGAGAATACAACTCAGTCAGCTACAGTAACTTTTAGCGGTACAGAATCTACTATTACAGATATTATCACTGCTATCAATGCTGAAGTTACTGGTGATGATATAGCATCTGAAGGAGAAGAAAATAATATAGTTCTTACTTCTCAGGGTGATGGAGCCGATGCTGAAGTTACTATTACTGCTGTATCATTATCTGGAACTGCTGATTTGGGATTTGAAGTGAATGATACCACATCCGGTTCTGATGAAGCTATTATAACATTTAGAGCTCAGACTCCGGGTAGTTGGTATAATGGTTCTGATGTAGTTCTTCATCCCTTTGATGATGATGAGTTTTATGTCATTTTGCTAAATGAAGATGGGATTGAAATAGAGAGAACATTGGTCAGTGCTGACCCAGAATTTGATAACTTTATTGAAGATGAGCTGGATGATTCATCTGACCATCTTACTGCGGTGTATGACCCTGATGATAATTTTGAATTAGGTGCAGATGCTGACGACCTCGAAGATACTCTTTGGGGAGGCAAAGACGGAATAGACGAATTATCTTATACCGACTGTGAAGGTACTTTAATAATGCCTGAACAGGAGGCCGGAGAGGCTACTGGTTTACAAGTTTATCGCAATGTAGAGGAAATTGAATTTAATGTAATTGCGGCTCCTGATTTTTCCTATTCCGATGTAATTTCTTCTGAGTTGATTGATATTTGTGAAACTAGAGGAGATTGTATGGCTTTGATTGACCCACCTATGGAACTTAATGTTCAGGAGGTTGTTGATTGGCATAACGGAGATTTAGAAGGGGGAGATTATCCGAATCAGGCACTTTCATCTTCGTATGCGGCGACCTATTGGCCGTGGATGCAGTATTCAGACCCGTTTCATGGTGGTAGGATTTGGTTACCTCCTTCTGGGGAAATTGCAGCGACATATGCACGCAATGATAGAATGGCCTATCCGTGGTTCGCACCCGCCGGACATCAGAGAGGTAGCTTGAATAAGCCTCTGGATATTGAAACTTCTCCGAATCAGGGTGCAAGAGATTATATGTACGGAGATGGAGATGCAGTTAATCCGATAGTGAACTTTACACAAGAAGGTATAACAGTTTGGGGTCAGAGGACATTACAAAGACGGCCCTCTGCTCTGGATAGGGTTAATGTTCGTAGACTTCTATTGATGATGCGTAAGGCTATTGCTGCATCTACGAAGTATCTGGTTTTTGAGCCTAATGATGAATTTACATGGAATGAATGGACAGGCATGGTTGAGCCATATTTAGAAAATCTGCAGAACTCTAGGGCTTTGTATGATTATAGGGTTCAGATGGATGAAAATACTGTTACTCCACAGGCCATTGACCAGGGTAGAATGCCCGGCCGGATAATTATTAAACCTACAAAAGCCGCAGAGTTTATCACTATAGACTTTATTCTGGTGAGAACAGGAGCCGAGATTGAGGAGTATATGGCGTAAGAAAATTAATTAGAAAATAAGGAGGTATTGTAATGCCCCAGATACGACAACCGTTTGATGCGATGCACATGTCTAATACTACTGCGTATGAGGTTCAGAGAACTAATCATTTTGAGGTTCAGCTTATAGATGTAGGTGGAACTGATTTAACTTTAGCTGTTACAAGTTCTTCCCTGCCTACTATTACTGTTGACCAGATTGAACTGAGTTATGGTAACAGTAATGTAAAAGTTGCAGGTCAGGTTTCTTATGATGATATTGATGTTGAGGTGAAAGACTTTATTGAACCGGATATTCAGGACATTATTGAGGAATGGCGTAAGGAAGTTTATGACCAAGAGACTGGTGATTTGGGATGGGCCGCAGATTACAAGAGAGAGGGTATCCTGTATATTTACTCTCCGAGTGGAGATGTTAAAAGAACTTGGAAGTTAAAAGGGGTCTGGCCTACTTCTGTGAACTTTGGAGATTTAGATTATGATGGTGGAGATGCTTTGCAGGTTTCGGTAACTTTATCTGTAGATATGGCACAATTGGAATAATTTGAATTAAAATTAAGGAGGGATGGTTTTGGCGAAACATTATACTTTAGATGTAGCTTTACCATCAAGGGGTATCATTTATGATGATATTCCGGGGGAGTTTACAATCAGGAATATTACCACGAAAGAAGAAAAGTTAATCTATGCTCAGAACAATGATAACTTTATGTGGGAATTGGTTGAGGAGTGTATTGTTGAGCCGGTGGGTATTGATACTGGTAAGCTGGTTTTACCGGACACTTATTTCTTATTGATTAAGCTTAGAGCCCATACTTATGGCTCTATCTATAAAGTAGAATATTCCTGCCCAGAGTGTGGTTTTAAGAATAAGTATTCGGTAGACTTTGAAAAAGAATTTCCGGTTTATGAATTGGAAGACGATTTTACTGAGCCAGTTTACTTTACCCTTCCGGTTTCTGAGGATGAAATTGGTATTAAACTCCTTCGTGGTGGTGAATTGCAGGATGCTAATAAGGAGGCTGATAGGAAACAGCGTAGCTTTCCTGATATGAGAGGCGACCCATCAATGGATATTAGGATGAAGAAGTATATTTCTCATATTAATGGGGAAGAGGCAGATAAGATAACTATAGAACAGTATGTTGAAGATGGATTGCATGGCAAAGATTCCGCTTATTTCTGGCATAAGGTAAAAAATATTAAGATTGGGTATGAAGCTAGAGTTTATCGTACTTGTAATAATTCTAGGTGTGGGGCCGACCTTGAATTTGTAATGCCCCTGACTCCGGAGTTTTTTCGTCCCTCCTTTGACGACTGAGGAAGGTAAGAGACAGAGAAAACAGAAGTGGAAGGCAATTATGAATCAGGAATTTGATTTGGTTTATGTGGGTCATTTTAACTATGAGGCTGTGGAGCAGATGCCTCAGATGGAAAGAAAATATATGCATGATAAATTGGCGGAGACAAAGAAAAAGGAATCTGAGGAAGTTAAAAATCGTAGTAGTCGTAAGCAATCCGATGCTCCACCTCAGCCTCATAAACCAAATAGGAAACCGCCAAAACAGAAATCAATGAAACCAAAAGGTCATTCTAAGAGGGGAGGTAGTAATAAATGATTGAAGACCAGTTCCAGTCATTAAACGCCGCACAATCAGCTTTTAATACAGGTCTGGAACAGATGCGTAAAATAACTTCCCCTCTGGAAGACCTTACTGAAAATGCGAAAAAATTTCAAAAAAGAATACGGCCTCAGAAAATGGTAAAGTTTTTCCGAGATTCAATGGAACTTACGGATAATATGAAAGATATGGACTTTTCTCATGATTTTGCAGATGAGTTTAAGGACTTATCTAGAGATATAAAAGAAGGTGTGTCTGAGATAGATTTTTCTGAACAGCTTTCCTCTGAATCTGTTGCAAAACTTAGGGCTGATTTTTCCGAATTTGAAGGCTCTGCTGAGGAATTTGTAAAATACTTTTCTGATGAATTTATTGATGATGGTATTGGCAAGAAGTCTAAGGAGTTTATGGAAGAAGAACTTGTCGAGATGCTGGAGGAGTTCGGAGAGGATTTTGGGGAATTTGAGGAAGAAAGAATCGAAGGTTGGGAAGAACATGAGGATGAGGCTGTTGATGCTCTGAAAGTTGTAGGTGATGAGGCATCCCAGCAAGCTGATAATATGGAAGACAGCTTTGGTGGGTTTTTTGATTGGTTTGAGGATAATATAGTAGGCCTTGCTACTCTAATGGAAGTTAAAGGTTTGGGTGAAGAACTGGCTGGAGAAGAGGAGGAAATGCGTCAGCATCATATTACTATTAGAGAGATGATGGGTCTTACTCGTGAGGAATATTTTGAGACAATGAGAGACCCAATATTAGATACTCTGGCAGAACGCCGGGAGGCTTTTGATGATTGGAGGGTACAGGCCGAATTTACTGAGGAAAGACTTACGGACACTATTGAAAATATAATTCAGTTAGATTATATGGCCGGAGCCTCTCATGAGACTTTGATTGAATATGGTATGGAATTGATGGAAATGGAGATGCTCCATGAAGCTGCGACTGATATTCCTTATGAGCAGATTATTCGTTCTTGGGAGGCTGTGGGAGATGTTGCCGGAGAGGCAATAACGGAGTACTCTGAGAGGTTGGATTATCTCAGCAGGACTTCTCAGGCAACTTGGGATATTCAGGAAGAAGGTTGGGAGATATTTGAAGAATTAGAACCTGTGTTGCGACAGTCTGGAATTGAAGGTGAAAGATATAGAGCAATTTTAGAAGGATTACCTCCAACCCTTGCGGCAGTAGCAGAGACAGGGATGGATGTTGGAGTTGCTCAGGAATTCCTTATGGAAACATTTCTTAGGGCTGACCCTGCGGCTCTGCAGCAAGATTATCCTGCTATGGCTTCAAGTATGGAAGAAATAAGAGAGCATATGATGGAAGGTAATTTCCGGCCTGCAGTTGAAGCCCTTGCTGATATGGGTGAGATGTTTGGACATATGGAAAGAGAAGACCTTAGACTGTTCTTAGATAGATTAGGTGCAAGTGAAGAATTGATAACTGAGTTGGTTGCTACTGTCGGGGAAGATGGAGAAATGGCCTTTGAAGGCTTATTGCCATATTTTGATGAAATGAATGAACTGGCTCTGGATGCTGAGGGTGCTACTGATAGCTTTATTACAGATATCATGGGATTATCTCCTTTGCTGGAATCCATAAAGAATTATGCTATGGAGACGGCAAAGCAGTTTGATATAATTAGAGATATTGTTTTTACTATTGAACAGCATGATATTGGAATGATGGATATTGCCTTATTTGGTATAATAGCATCGAAAGCTATCGGTGCGGCCAAAGCTATTTGGTTTTTAGGAGGGAAAATTTTAGGGTTTTTCGGTGTCAAAGGAGCAGCAACTATGGCAGTCAAAGGATTCGGTACTGTTCTTGGCACTACATTGGGATTAAAAGCAGCCCCTATTCTTGCTGTGGGAGCCGGGATATATTTTCTCCGAACTCGTTGGGATGAGGTAACTGAGTTTATGGGGGAGAGATTTGAAGGTCTTACTTCTGGTCTGGGCAGAGGTTTGGATTGGCTGGAATCAAGATTTGGTAGAGCCTTTGACTGGGTAAGGCGTGGAGTTGGAAGGTTGGCTGGAATTGTTGATTGGGTTAGAGGATTATGGCCATTTGGTGATGAGGATGATGTAGATAATTTAGCATGGTATAAGAAGATATATGGCTCAGCTGGAGAACTAGGATACGAA